TGGCCCATGTGGGAGAAGGCTGGGAGGCATCTGAGCGAGATATTGGACCCGGCATCGCTGCCGCCATATTCGGCCCTGTAGACCCCTCCGGAAGGCGTTCCAAAGTAGATCGCGCCCTGATGGTAGCACCAGCAGGCAGCGTCCATGCCCTTGAAGCGGGACCATGCCTTTGTGCCGACGTTATAGGCGAACTGCCACGCCTTGGCGTCCTCGCTGGCGTCAGGAATGTTCAGGAGCGCCATGGATGCCTGCGGAAAGACGACGATTTGCCATCCGAAGACCGTCCTGCACTGTTTCACCATGGCCAGGTATTCGTCAACGACAGTCGCCGTCAAAGCCTTGTTCTTGGCCTCGAGGCGGTCCACCCTCATGACTGTCGAGAGAGCGAGAACGCCGTCTTCCGAGATCAAGGCGACATCGCCGCCGATGTTGTGCATGCACCTCCTGCCGATGGGAGGTGCCGTCACGTACCGGCCAACGAGGCCGTAGTCGATGCTGGGGTTCGTTCCGGCATAGACAAGGACCTCGCCCTCGGACGACCAGAAGGCGATCATGTCGTCCATGCCTTCGCCGGCATCGACGGACCAATTGGCGGCCGCCATGATATATCCGCCATTCTTGAGCTGCGATCCAAGCGCAAATGCTGTCACGGCGCCCTGGATGGCGTCAACGGGCAAGTAATAGACCGTTGTCGAGTTCTTCTCGACGAACCACAAGCGCGACTTGTGGCTGGTGATGTGGATGAAATTGGCAGGCGTTGCACCAGTAATGGTCGGCGTTGCCCATGCCGATCCGTTATAGTGCCTTGGCGCGTCCGTCCCATTCACGATGTAGAGGTACTGGCCACTGGTGACGGCGTGATTGATCCACTGCCACTTGTTGACAGACAGGCTCGACACGGACGCTGCGCCAAGAGCGCCTGAACTTGTCACGTCATAAATCTTTCCGTCACCAGCCGCAAAAAGCTTGTTTGCGGTGCCAGAAACGTAGGACATGAGCGTCTGCACTTCGGCAGCAACACCCGTGACGTGAGCCGTATAACCCTTTCGGGGCCTGATCGAGGTTGCCTCGGGAAACCAGTTGTCGAGCAGGATGGCCGTGCCTTCTTCGGCCTCCATGGGCGTCGTCGATGCGGACCAGCCCTTTGTCGGAGCAGGCATAATCGCCACCTTCGAGAGTGGCGTCCTGTTCTTGTTATCCCTGACAGCGCGTCTCATAGCCCTGTGATGGTCCCCGGATAGTAGCCCTCTGGAATTTCGCCGTGGAACGTCTCGACCATGTTGATCTCTCCGACGCCACGATCTGCCGCGATGGACATTTCCTTCTGGCGTCCATACGTCGCAATATCCTCGGAATAGTCGGTCCCGATGGCCTGTTTCCAGCGCCAGATAAGACCCAGCTTCAGCAGTTCATCGGGCAGCAGGCTCGTGTCGGTGTCGAGCGTGAAAGCCTCTTTGTCGCTCCCAGAAACGGGCCTGACCCAGTTCTTGGTCTGGTAGGCGTACATGATCGTGTCTGCCGTTCCAGACACCGGAGAAATGTTGATCTTGTTGTTCAGCATGATCCAGTAGCGGTCGGCACTCGACACGCTGTCGATGACCTGCCGCATCCATGCATTCGTGCTGACGATGCCGATCAGGGGACGGCGCTTGGCAACATCCCACAGGTAAGTGCTGGGAGAGAAACGGTCAAAATCGCTTGGCGGCTGGTTCGTCTGTTCCGTGTCCGTCAGGTGCGTAGCAAAGGTTTCAATGGTCTTCAGATTTGACCAGTCATGCTCCCTGGCAAGAGAACGACCCTCCTCGTTGATCAGTCGCAGCATCCGCTTCGGCGTTTCGTTGTTCGACGAGACGACGGAAGAGGGTGCCGGCATGCCGACGATATAGCATGCGTCCTGAATGATCGAGAGAAGGGTCGCCATGGTCCTACCTATGCGTTAGCAAGTTTTCGCTGCGCTTCTTCAAAGCGGGCATTCATCTGTTCCATCTGCTTCTTCATGGCCTCGATGTCACGATCCCGCTTGTCCAGTTCGGACTGCATCTTTGTCACCAGCGCCGTATCCTTGGCGCTGTTCATGTAGGCCTTGGCCTTCTTGGACAGTTCTACAGACCCCATAAACCGCTGCTTTGCGGTATCGGGAAGACTGGCGAGGCTTTCCAGTGTGTGGACATTCAAGGCCTTCAGTTCCATGACTTGAGCCTTGTTCAGGAAGGGGACGGTTTCGAGGGGAGTACCATCGACGACCTGTTCCTGCGTTGCCTTCCACTTCCTGTAGGCCCACGCCACGAACTCGTCGCGAGCAGCCTTGTCCTTTGCCTTCGTGATGTACTCGTCACGGCTGCCAGGGTTCGTGATGGCGACGTAGTCGACCTCCTCAAAAATCGGCCGACCAGCCTCGAGGGATTTGCCGGGGAGTTCTCGCGGCTCTGAATAGAACCGCAGGTTCGGGCGAGGCCCCTTTCCAGACGGAGGGGGGCCGAAGAAGGCGTCAGATGTCGGGTCGAGATCCATTGATAGATCCTTTCGTTGGGGTTTAAGCGTAGGGGAAGGGGTGATCCAAAGTCAGCGTTGCCGTTCCGGAACCAGACAGGACGCGGACATTGTAGCTGCGACCGAGATTTGTCGTGGCCCTGTTCTGAATCTGGACATTGCGGCCATTGCCGGGAGCGGTGCCGGAATAGCTGACAATCGTGTTGGCAGCCGTATTGGCGGTACCAGTCCCGAGAAGGATGCCGTCTTTGTAAAGTCCGATGGATGCAGTCGCCATGTCAGTCTCCTTTGCGTTGCACAATAAAGAGCGAGGCCGATCCGTTGTTCGCCTGCAGCTTTATATCACATTCAATCCAATCGAAAAGCGCCACCCACCATTCGTGGTCCTTGACCGTCAGGTGAAGGTCGGTGCCAAGCATGGCGCCGAAAACGTCCTTGACGGTACTGATCTGGAACATGACGGTTTCTGCGGCCTGCATGATGTTCTGCAGGACGTCAGCCACCTTGTCCGTCGGGATATGTTCCATGACGTCGGTGCATAGACCATACTTGGCCCTTGCCGGGATCGGCATGGTCAAGTCCCATTCGAGAAAAGGAAGGCCCATGGCCTCCTCGTCCCGGCAATTGTCGGTGAAGTCGATCAGGAGGACGTCGTGGCCTTCCTTCGCAAGTGCGAGAGCGGCGCGGCCTGTTCCACATCCGAAGTCGAGGATCAATCCGTCCGGCTGAAGATGTTTCAGGAAAATAGGGACCAGATATTCACCGGGAGACATATCCCTATAAGCGTCAATCTGCCACATCAGCTTGTATTTGTTCCGCTCACTGATGTTTTTGATTGGCGTATTCCACATGGTCGGAAGCAGGCCATCGCCATGTAGGTTGATCTGGCATCCCTCCTGCTTCAACGCCTGCCCGGTAATCATAAACTTCTCGGCCTGGGCCTTCATGGCAAGGGACGACGTGAATTTGCGCCCTGCCCACTCGACATCAATCGTCGGGATGAACTGGTTCATGGGCTGGTCATAGGCGTGCGACTTCTCACCTTCGTGCGAGCTGTCATATCCGAACAGTTCGAACTTGCGGTAGCCCATGACATAGGCAAGGCAGCATGCGGCATTGCCGACGGCGGCACCGCCGCCAACCAGGGCATAACCACCGGCCTTGACCCGTTCAGGCGGGAAGACCTCTTCCATGTCCTTGCATTCAAGATGCCACAGCTGGGCATTGGGTGCCCGGTCGAAACAGTCAGGATCGACCTGTGACGCGAACAGGTGCCGATTGGCATCAGGCTCGACCAGCGTTGCCGTCTCGGGCTTGGCGTCTGCAATGATCTGAAAGTCTACACGAATTCCGTTCTTGATGAGATATGTCGCGGCCCCGTTCATGGCGAAAATCGTGCCTTTCAGGGCGCGTATGTCATCGAGATGCTGGGAGACAGACGGGCCGCCACCGACGAGGATGGCCGTGCGGTCATGAGGCGGTAGAGTTGTCACCCATATCCCGGACCTTTTGGAGTTTTCCCTGATATTCCTTTTTAGATTTTCGTCAGATGTATTGCAAAGAACAAGAACCGGAACTGTCAATGTATTTTGGGCGTGTGGGTTCTGATAGTCCATCTGATACATTGTTGTTTTTGGACTTGTCATAATTCTTCCCATGGAAAAGAGGCGGGGCTTCGGCCCCGCCTCAATATCTTACGAAGCGTCATTTCCAACAGGACGCTGGATCGCGATCTTGACGGTCGTGACGTCAGACTTCGCAGAAGCAACCGTGCGAACGACAGCGCCGTTGATGATCGTTCCAGTCACGGCCGCGATAGCCAGACCAGAACCAGCACCAAGAGCGGCACCATCAGCGAAGCTGACGGAGTTTGCCTTCGTCGCAACAGCAAGGCCCGAAATCTGATACCAGCCATAGTAGGTGGCAAGATTTGCGGACATCGCAATTGCAAGCGGAACGCTTGTGTTCCCAGACGAACTGTGGAGCGCCGTCTGGAAGTTGTCGTCATAGTTCACGATGGAACCAACGACCGTCGAGCCAACACCAAGAAGATAGATGAACTCACCTTCTCCGAGGGTAGGATCAACAGCGCGGACAATCGTGCCCAGCGGGACCTGCTTGGTCAGGCTGGTATCGGTAATGGCGGGATAGCCAATTTTACCTTCAACAATGCGGAAAGCCATGTGCTGTCCCTCCTTACACAGTAAGGACGCCCTGAAGCGAACGGTTGGAAGCGGTCATATTGCCCGCCCATCCGATCAGCTTCACGATGGCATCCTGGTTAGTGTTCATGCGCTCACCGCCGATGACAACCATGTTCCGGTCGCTGTGCGGCCGGTAATGGATGTAGTCGGAGTTGAGGAAGTAGGCGTAACCCGTAGGAACGTTACCACCCTGACCGCCGTCGAGCACCACATCAGCGTCCATGTACTTCAGGTTCATGAAGCCTGCGCTTGCCATCTTTTCGTTGGTGATGCGCTGGATGCTCTGCAGAGACGACAGGTAGTAGAGCCACTGCGTGTTGTCGACCATGATCAGGTCGGGCTTGTCCGTGCCGCGAACCAGGTTCGAGTAGACGATATTCCACTCGGACTGGATCGTGGTGGCAGACAAGGTCACGGAGTTATTCGAGCTGTCGCGGGCATAATTACGCCAGAAGGAGTAAGTGTTGCCGTTGATGCCGCCCACCGTGCCCGTGTTGGTCACGTTGACGAGGTGCTGGAGACCACCGATCTCCTTGCCGCCGTTGCCAGTTCCGTCGGCATACGCACCGAGCGAAATCTGGTTGCTCATGGTCTTTTCCGCAACGTCGATGCGGCTTTCCATGAGGTCAAGGATCTTCTCCTTGCCGGCGTTCTGGAGCTGCTCGAGACCCGAAATGGTCACAGCGACTGCGCACTGCTTCCAATCGAACTCGGCCGCCGTGATCACGTCCGAAGCGGACACGTCAAGCGGATCATAGCCCGAATACCACATGAACGTGGAATTCTCGGCATATGCCAGTTCCTGCACAAGGGTTCGACCACCCGAAGCCGGACGGGAACGGCCACGCTGTTTCAAGCGATACAGAATGGCATTGTTGTCCGACACGTTGTCGGCCAACTTCCCGGTACGGTTACGGAGTGTCGTCGTGATGATTTCGCTAAGATTTGGCGAAGCCATGAGACTTTCTCCTTAGATGGAGCCGCTCGACCATGCGTCTTCAAGCGCGGCCCGGATTGAGTTACTGGACCCACTTTGCGCGGAGGCTCCGTTCAAAGGTGATCCGGTTGGCAGGGAACCTGAAGCCCGCTTCGCTTGAGAGACGCGGTCGGCAGATACCTGTGTTGCGGAC